ATAAATAAAATAAATAAAATAAATAAAATAAACAAAAATACTTATGAATATGTTTCAAAACGTGACAATAATAGTAGTTGTTTTACATATTATGGAGATGACAATATTGATATTTGGACTACATATTATGGAAATTTTTGAAGCAAATATCAATTTAGCGATTAAATAATAATAAAAATAGATTATAGTTTATTTGGTTATATAATAATGTTTTTTTCAAAAATTTTTAAAAATCATAAAATTTTATTTAGTGGTTTAGGAATAAGTTCATTAGTTGGAGTTTCATATTTATGTAATGAAAAATATATGGTAAATAGAATAAATTATTATACTTATAAAGAGGTATCAGAACATAATAATAAAAGTGTTGGTATTTGGACTACATATAAAGATAATGTATATGATATAACTGATTTTGTTGAAAATCATCCTGGTGGGAAAGAAAAAATCATGTTATCTGCTGGTAGTCAGTTAGAACCATATTGGAATATATACAAACAACATCTAAATAACAAATATATAATTTCTTCAATTTTAGGAGAAATGAAAATCGGAAAATTAAAAGATTATAATCCAAAAAAATATGAAAACTTTGATGAACCATATTTAAATGAGCCAATTCGAAATAAAAATTTAAATTTTCATAGTACCTATCCTTGTAATGCCGAAACACCAGTAAAAAATATAATGAATAATTGGATTACACCGAATGATTTATGGTATATACGAAATCATCATCCTGTTCCAGAAATAGAAGGCAATACCTACAGTATAAAAATAACTGGTTTAAATATAAATGAAAAAGAATTAAAATTAAAGGATATAAAAAAACTTTTTACAAAAAATGAAATAATAAGTACAATCCAATGTGGTGGAAACCGAAGAAATGAATTAAATAATTTTGATAAAACGTCAGGTACAAATTGGTCTTATGGTGCTATTAGTACAGCAAAATGGGGGGGTGTATGGCTAAGAGATATATTAGAATATTGTAATTTAGATACAGATTTAAATAAAAATGAAATAAATCATGTTCAATTTGAATCAATTGATTCAGTAAAAGTTTCGATTCCAATTGAAAAAGTTTTAAATCCATATGGTGATGTAATGTTGGCATATGAAATGAATGAAAAAGAATTACCTAGGGATCATGGATATCCATTAAGATTAATTGTACCTGGTCATGTAGGTATACGAAATCTTAAATGGATAAAAAAAATAACAATAAGTACGGATGAAGTGGATGGAGCCTGGCAAAGTGGTATGTCATATAGACCATTACCAAGTTATATTAAAGATGTACGAAATGTCGATATATCTAATTATGCATCAATTCAAGAAATCCCAGTTCAATCATTAATTATTGAACCTATAAATAATTCAGTAATTAATAAAGATTACTTAGAAGTAAAGGGTTTTGCATTAAGTGGTGGTGGTAGAGGTATTATTCGAGTAGATGTATCAATCGATGGTGGAAAAACATGGATAGAAGCGAAATTAGAAGAAGGTTCTGAACAAAAATTAAATAAAGCTTGGGCTTGGTCTTTTTGGAAAGTTAAATTTGATAATATAAAAGATAATAATTTTGATATATTATGTAAAGCAACTGATGCTTCATATAATACACAACCAAAAGATTATGAAGATATATGGAATATACGTGGATTAAATAATAATGCTTGGCATAGAATAAACGTAAAAAAATAAATATTATTTAAAAATTTATTTTATTTATATTAAATTTAATATAAAATAAAATAAATAATGTTATTTTTAGCACCAATATATGCAGTATCTGGTATTGCAATTCATATTTAATAAGAAATGTAAAAACAAAGTTCCAAAATATAAAAAAAAAAAATTCTATATGTTATTTTCAAATAATTATAAAAATAACTATAAAAATAACTATAAAAATTTAAAAGAAGATAGTGAAAAATTATTATAAATTGCTGTTATCTTTTACGTAATTGTAATAGTGACGGGAACTGGATTACGAATACAATCCATCATAGGTGATGTTTTTTCAACATATTTACATAACTCTTCTATCTTATCACGTGGTGCATCTGAATCAATATTAATTTTAATACGAATATTTGAATATCCGGGACGTTCAGTTTCAGATAATCCAAGAAATGCATGTAAGTTTAAATCGCCATCAATATCAAAATTAAGTGATTTAATATTGATGCCTCGAGCAGCACCATTATAAACTATACCAACAGATAAACAAGAGCCCATCGCATGAAGTAATGCTTCAACTGCATTTGGTCCATGATTTTCCCCAAGTAAAACTGGTGGTTCATCTCCATCCATTACAAATGGTTTATCACGACTCTCATCTTCGATATTTGCTCCTCGAAAGCTTTGAATTTTAGTTTGACAATGACCACCATTTATCCATGTTGTTGTTGCACGGAACTTAAAATCTGCTATACTTGGTTCATTTTTGATAGCGTTAATAGTTCCTACGAGTTGGTCAACATTTACTCCATTTAAATTACTCATATTATAATATATTATGTTATGTTGTAATCTTTAATTGAATATTTTGAATATTTTGAATATTTTGAATATATTCAATATATTTAATATATTGAATATATTGGATATTTAATTGGTATAACTGATTAAATATGAGATAGTTTAAATTTTACTATAACTTGGTTTTTTGATAAAAATAAAAGATGATTATAAATTTTTTATTTCAATTAATTATATTGAAGTGAATCTAATATTTGATAATAAGATGGAATAAATTTCATAAAAAGTTTAAATGGAAACAGATTTTAATTTACTATCGAGTAATTTTTTGATTGTTTTAATTTTATTGGTATTGTAATTTTGATCAACATTTTTACAAACAATATTAATATTATGTTTGCCTTTAATCATCCCCCCTTTATAAAGCATAAGTATTTTTAATGCTTTTGATAATTCTAATTTATTTTTATATTTTTTAGTATTTTCTATACCCCATTTATTGGCAATGTTATTTAATTCTTTTCTGGTAAAATTTTTAAAAATATATGATGATGAATCTTTAATCCATAAAGATTTAGAAGATTTTATTCCTCCTGTCATGGAATTGATAGAAATATTATTTGATTTAATTTTAAATTGTACCGGATTTGATAAAAATTTTAAAAATATATCATTTTTAATTTTATATAATTTAATATATTTGTGTATATTTTTTCCTCCAATTTGTTCAGTAGTTTTAATTAATTTTTTTTTTAGATCTCCTAATTGTTCTGCTAAATGTTTATTACTTCGTTGATCGATAGTCATATATCCTTTAACTTCATTCACAGTAAGATTTAATTTATTAATAATCAAATCCATTTTTTTAATAATTTCCCAATATTCATCAATTTTTTGTTTATTAAGTCCTGTTTTTTGTAGCATATTTTTAACTTGGTTTTCTTGCCATTCTCCTTTTTCTCTTAATTTCATAAGAGCTTCACTCCAACTTTTAATAGGTTTTTGTATTTTATCTATATAAGTTTTAAATTTAGTTAATTCTTCTTTATTTTTATTAAATCTTTCAATAAAATTTTCTTGATTTTTTGTAAGTTCATCATTATTTCTTTGTAATTCACTAATACGTGCATTTAATTTTTTATTTTGTAATAAAAATGTATTTTCTAAATGTTCTTTAACAATTTTATATTTTTTAAGTAATTGTTTAACTTGTTCGTATTCGTTAGTTGTTTGATTAACAATAGCTTCATTTTCCATAATAAAACTTTGTAATTGATCATTTTGTTGTTTTAACATATTATCACCCGTAAAAATTTTTTGTTGAATAGTGTTAGCATTTTCTATGGAATTACTCATATTGGTAATACGTATTATAAATTATAAAAAGATATATTTTTATACAAATAGATTAAACATTCAAAATTGGTGCTGAAGATAATGATTGTGTATAAGGATTTTTGTTAAAAGCATCCAATAAAACAGGATTATTTCTTTGATTTTGACAATATTGCTGTTTAATATTGGTTATTGATGGGATTTGTCTATGTTGATTTATTAAATTTTTATCTTTCGTAATATAACGAGTATTTAATTTAATATTTCTGGATTCCATATTAATTATATCCGAACCGATAGCATTTTTTGGTCCACTAAGAGTTGGTTTTCTTCCTTTAAGGGTGAGTTCTTTGAGTGCGTTAATTTCAGCATTATACATATTTTCTCTATTAGTTTGTTCATTTGCTCCTGTGCTTGTTCCAACATAATTTTTAGTCATAGTGGTTTGTTTAATTGTTTTACGTGCTATATTATTAGGATCATATACAATAGATTTAGTTTGTCCATTAGCAATTCCTTTAAAATTTTTGTTTTCATATTGTTGTCTGATTGTTGTTTTAGCTGTATCGGTATATTGATTCGTATTACGGTTATTTCCATTAACATTACCTTGTGAATTTTTGCTTTTACTTGTTTGTTGTCTAATAGTTTTTTTAGCTTTATCGGTATATTGATTTACAATATTTTTGTATGAATTAAGATTACCGGTTTGATTAATATTATCTTCGGTTTGCTCACGTATAGTTTCTTGTATTCGTTCATCTGAGTCATATACTATATGTTTTTTTCTAGTTCCACTATAAATTCCAGTTACATTTTTATCAAGTAACATTTCTCTACCGGTATGTAATGGTTTATCATTTGGATCATAAACTGTTTGATTTCCGATTTGACCACTAATACCTGCAGTAATATTTTTCCCAACGAGTGTTTCTTTAACTGTATTTCTGGCTAAATCATTTGGATCATAAATTGTTTGGTTTCCAATTAGACCACTAACACCTCCGGTAACATTTTTTCCAACAGTTGTTTCTTTAATAGTATTTCTGGCTAAATCATTTGGATCATATACAGTAAATTTATCAATTTGTCCACTAACTGCACCAGTAACATTATGACCAACCGTTGTTTCTTTAATAGTAGTTTTTGCAATATCGTTAGGATTATAAGTATAACTTTTATTTTCTTCTGGTGCTATATTAGAAACAGGGATACAAAATTGTGCTTTTGCGGGTGTTCTTGTTTTTCCTTTAACATATGATTCATCAGCTCCACGAAGATTCGAAATTCCATATTTATAACTTGGTTTTTTACTGACTCTTTGTTTTCCAGCCATAGACTTTTTATTTACTAATGCTCTTGCATTACCGCTATATGCTTTAGATGTTCGTGACCGTGCTGTTCCATTGTTAGTAAATCTTTCTCTATTTTTAGATTTTGATATACCTCCGAATGTTTTTTTCTGTAAATCACTATGTTTTTGTTCTGCATATCTAGCAGGTTTTCTAGATATAACTTCTGCTTGTTTTCCTCTTAAACCTCCAGTAACATTTTTACCTTTAAGTATTCTACCTTTATAAGATACTTTTGGTTGAACTCTTAGTTCATCAACATTTTTATATTTTGGTCTATATGGATCATGAAATCCGTGTTTTCCTCGTTGTAATGGATTAAGTCCAACACCTGGACTAACTTTAATTTGTTCAAAAGGTTTTTCATTTGTTTTTTTATTAGAAGTCCAATAACGTTCAAGTTGTCTATTTTCTTGAACTTGATTACCAAAAATATTTTGTTTAATTGGGTCAAATAATCTTTTAACTTCTTTTTTATGTTTATAAGTTGGTTGAGTGCCGGTAAAGTGTTCTAATTTTGTTCTATATATGTCTGGTTTCATATTTTGTTTAATAGAACCGCCAAAGAATGGTTCCATATTGTTGTGAAAAAATCCTGGTCTTTTTTGAGTATATTGCGATTGTCTTTTAACAACAGGATTCCATCCTTGTGTATTACTAATTTTGGATAATGGAACAATATCTTTTTCTTTTTGTATAATTTTTTGTTGAGATTCTTTTATAGGAATTCCACTTTTTTTTTTAGCAAAAAACATTGGTACCTTTTTTTTAATAGTTTTTGTTTTTTTTTGATTATACATTGGTGGGATAATATTTGTTTCTAGTGGATTTTTACTTTTTTCCCAAAGTTCATTTGCTAGTTTTTGTTCAATTTTACGAGATTTTTTAACATTATATGAATTATATATTTCTTTTGAGTTAGGCTTATCATGTTTTGAAATTTTTGTTTTATTAATAGTAATTCTTTCTTTTCGACCATCTTTATTTAAATAATATCCTAACCCTAATAAAGAAGCAATCATATAAACAGGAGTTGCCATAATAATATTATATATATTATTAGATAATATAAAAATGATAAATACACAATTAAGATATTTATAATTAGAATATTTTATTAATTTATTTTAATTATAAATAAAAATTTTATATTATTGTAAAACAGTTCTAGCCTATAACTTATCTTTGTTTACAGAAAACTTTGTTTAATTTGAATGTTTTATCAGCTCTGCCATCTACTAAAGTACATTCGCAATTCATTGCTGGTTTTCCTGGTTTTTCTTTTGGTAAGACTGCCCCTTGATCGACTGGTGCTGGAATTTGTGGAACATAGTGATCTCTATTATATAATCTAGTATTAGCACCCATATACATATTACTTCTAATTCTATTAAGTTGTTGTGGATTAAGACATTGGTCATAAAATCGATTTACTGTTTGCCCTCTTTTAAATTGAGGCGTTTCTAAACGTGTAGAAGTTGATTCTTGACTATTTTTACAAGAATCTGGATATTTAGGTGGATTTTTAAAATTTCCTTTTACATAAGGAAATTTTAGTTTAGGATTATTTGTCCATTTTCTTGGAGTTCCATGTAAATCAGATTCAATATCAATAAGATCATGAGCTTCGAAATTTTTAAATACTCTTCCTACTCGTACTCTTTGTTCTGGTGTTTCAGAAAAACAGTGATCATCTCTAGAAAAAGCATATGGTTGAATGGAATATTTTCCAGGTTGAGTCGATTCATTTAGAGCGTACTTATAAGAATCGGCGTCATAGTTTAATCGCGAAAAAGACATTTTGACTATAATATATAATAATAAAAAAGATATTTATTTTTATTGTTATATATAATAATAAAAAAGATATTTATTTTTATTGTTATATAAAATTTAAATTAGAATAATCAATCTTTATATATTTTATTATTTATATATTTATTTATATATTTACCAACATTTTTTAATATCACATTGTTTGAAATTTACTTTTTGTCTATATTTAATAATATTACTCGAACAAGTATTTGGTTTAGGTGCTGAACTACATTCTGGTCCATTATCAATTTTTTTACAAAATTTATTTTTATTATCTGGACAATTTGTTAATTGTCTTCCAAGGCCAAAAAGATCATTTTCTATATTAACTAAATTAGATTGAGAATTAAAAGAATCAGTAGTAACTGGATTTCCTTGTAAAACTCCTAAATGTTCAATTCTACATTGATTAGCATTAATGAATCTGTTTTTTTCAATAATATGAGATAAAACACTTGTACTCTGTGTTAAATCTGTTTGGTAGGCACAATTATCATATTTTGGATTAGTAAAAGCCATAGTACTATATATTATTTTAAAGATAATTATTTTACAAATAGCAAATGATAATTAATATATAAATAAATAATTATTTTCTATAAAATTTAGATGATTTTCTTTTATAATCGCGTGCAGAAATTCCTTGCCTATTTGTAAAAATCGGTAATTTTTCAGGATTCCCTATGTTTTGACCTCCAATTTTAAATTTATTAATATTTAAAAATTGTACTTCATTTTTTGGTAATATATGCATTCGCCCTCCTGTAATTTTTTCAGCAAATCTATCAATTGGTTTTGGCTCCATATTTGAACGAGTTAATTCACTATCTTTATCGATGTTACAAATAGGGATATATCCATCGTCATAAGATAATTTAAGATAATTTAAATCTTCTGTTTTAATATCTCCTATAATTCCATTTTTCAGACCACAAGTTCTAAAAGGTTTTATATTATATTCATAAAAATTTTTTGATAATATTTTGTCACCATTCATTTTACATTGTTCCATATTAAATTTAGTATTAATTAACACATTATTACTAACATTTTTATTTTGATAATCACTATCAGCATATTCGTAGTCTAATCCAATATTATCATTTGAATCTTCTTCTTGATAAATACAAGTTGTTTCTTGTGTTTTTAATAATATTTTTTTTTTGTTAATAATATTAGTTTCGGTTTCTGTATTATATTTTTTATTCATGATTTTATTCTATATAAAATATAGAATAAAATAAATCGTTAGATAATAAAATATATTAAGAAGTTATTATATATATTATATATAAATATGAATATATTTCAAAGACAAATTAATGGATTAAGTAATTTAGGTAATACTTGCTATATTAATTCTGTATTACAATCAATATGTTTAAATGAGGATTTATGTTATTTTTTATTATCTAATAAATATAAAAAAAAAATGAAAGTTGTTGATAATGCATTTATGACAAATTTAACTCGGACTTTAAGAGCTATGTATGATGTTAAAAAAATAATAGCTCCTGTTAGTCTAATTAAAACATTAGATAAAGAGATTGATAATTTAAATATACATTGTCAACAAGATGCAATGGACATTTTAATAACAATTTTAGATAAAATTGATACTGTATTATCTCGTGAAGTTAATGTTAAAATAAAACCATTACCAAATTCAGATAAAGTTACAATTAATTCAAAAAAAGAATGGAGTAATTTTCTTCAAAAAAATTACTCAGAAATAAAAAAATTTTATTATGGTCAATTATGTTCAATTACACATTGTAATGAATGTTTAAATGAATCAATTATATATGAACCTACTGCTCATATTCCATTGTCATTACCGTCATTAACTCCAAATGAAACAGCAGATATTTATGATTGTTTCAAGACGTTTAATGAAAATGAAAAATTAGAAAATGAAAATCAGTATTTATGTTCTAAATGTAATAAAAAAACTGATGCAACAAAAAAAATGTCAATCAAAATTACACCATCGCATTTAGTAATTCAATTAAAAAGATTTACTTATACAAATAACTATGAAGGTCATAAAATTCATAATTTTATAGATATTCCATTTAATTTAGATATTAGTAGTATTGTTTATGACGGTGAAAACAAGGATTGTAGTTATAAATTATACAGTGTAATAAATCATATGGGTAATTTTGGAGATGGTCATTATTTTACATTTTCTAATATAAATAATAAGTGGTATTGTTTTAATGATGAACATGTTCAAGAAATTGAACAAGGAACTGTTTCAAATAAATATGCTTATATATTATTTTACAAAAAATGTAATTAAGCGAATTTACTTGTAGTTATTTATTAAAATAAATACAATTATTAAAAATATTTATCGAAGTTTAATTTTTATTGAGTACATTCACATTATTAGTATTCGTATTTCGTTCTACTTGAAGTAATTGAATGATTAATAAAAATAATAATAACAGATACATTATCAGTAGATAATTTATCATTTATCGCATATTTAACAAGATGTTTTGCTATATTTTTTTTTTCAATATTTTTATTTAAACATACATGAATGAATTGAATTATATCATAATTTGTCATTACATCATATAAACCATCTGATGCAATTACAAAATATTTATAATTATTTGTTATTTTTCCTAATATAATATCTGGAAAAGAGATTAAACCTCGTTTTTTTAAATTTTTATCACCTATCGCACGGGTCATTGCTAATACACCATTTAATCGAGAATTATGGATAAATCCGCCATCGGAATAAATACGACGTTGTTCTGATATATTATTGGGTTTATGATCAATAGATAATTGAACAATTTTTTTTCCAATTAAAGCTATAATTCTGGAATCACCTGTATTTGCAATAGCAAAATTTTTTGTTTGATTGTTAATAAAAATAGAACAAGCAGTACTACCAGATGTTTTATTTGTTTCTAAAAATTTTTTATCAATATATAAATAAGAATTTATTAAAATATTTTTAATATTTTTATTTTTATTCTTTTTATATTTTTTTAAAAAAATATTATATAAATATTTTTTAAGAAAATTTGCACAATCTTTTCCACCATGTCCATCTAATACTGAAAAGAAACATAAATTATTATTATATTTATTAATAATCCTATCCTCCATATAATCTCGCTTTCCTTGTTCTTGGTGTATTGAAATTGTATAAAATATGTTATTTAAATTTTTTTGATATTTACTATTGATATTTTTTTGTAATTTTATTTGTAAAATTTTATTATATAAATTTTTTTTATTCCCATATGTTGAAATATTCATTTTTTTTAAAATTTCTTTTAATTCCTCTAATTTCCAATCATGTAATAAACTTTTATTTTTTATATTATAAAATTTTTTTATATTAGAATACAATTCTTTACATGTTAAATTTATTTTTAAATTTAATAATTTACATATATTTTGTAATTCTTTTTTTCTCCACGGTTTTGTTCGATTATTACTTATTTTAATAAATAAATTACGAGATAACATAAAATTATCTAGATACTATATTATAATAAATTATTAATTTTTATATAATTTCTCAATATAAAATTAAATTGAGAAATTATATAAAAATTTTAATATTCAATTATAATATAAAAATTGAATCATAATAATTATTATGAATATAATAATAACTATTATGATAAACAACAAAAATAATCAAATAAAATTTTGTGATAAGAAGGCATCATACTTAAATAGTAATATATTACAAGAAATTTGTAAACAATTAAAATTTAAATATGGTTATAATTTAGGAGATAAAAATTTGACAATATTAAATAATTCTAATATTAATTGTCTTAAAAAAGATACACATTTAGTATCTTTTAATTTACAAGGAAATTTTTTTTTATTATTTTTAACTATTATTAAAGGAAGAAAATATTGTTTATTTATTGAAAAAAAAAAAAATAATAATATTAAAATATATTCTGTAAAATTTCGTTTCGATTCCGAATTATATAATGGAACACTTTTTGAAGGTATATTAACTATGAATAATAAACAGTGTTGGATTTATTTCATAAATGATATATATTGTATGTCTGGTAATAAAATGAATAAAATTCCTTTTAGTAAAAGATTAGAATCAATTTCTAATATTTTAAAAATGAATTATAAATATAGTGATTTTATGAATGTATGTCATATACAAATTCAATCCTTTTTTTTGTATCATCATTTAGAAATGATAAAAGAAAATTCAAATAAACAACTTATCTTTCATCCTGAACATAATACAACTAAATTTATATATTATTTAAATGAAGTTGTTAAGACAACTTCTCATACAATTAATCAAAATGTTGTATTTGAAATTCGCCAAACATCTTTACCTGATGTATATGAATTATGGTGTTTTAACAAAAATAAACTTAGTAAAAATTCAATTGCTACTATTTCTTCATTAAAAACTAGTTTATTTGTTCGAAAAATCTTTAAAGAAAATTCTTCACGAAAAACATTATATGTATTATGTCAATATCAACAAAAATTTAATATTAATGGTTGGGTTCCAATTCAATTATCAAATAATATTGAACCAGATTATTTATAATTTGTGTTAAAAAAAAATTTTTTTTATGTAAATTACAAATATAAATATAATTTTAGATAAAAATGACTAAATTAACAGATAAAGAAATTAAATCAATTAATATTTTAATACAAGCTCTAATAAAAGGAAAACGTTTTCGAATTTATTCTGAAAGAGAATGGCATATTTTAGAATCAATGTTAAAATATTTAAAATGGTAATTTATTGAAGAATTTTAAATGCGTATATACAAAAATAAATAAATTATTATATATAATATAAACAAATATGTCAACAAATACATCAATAAATATTCCAAAAAATTTTAATCAAGAAGAAGCACTTCGTGTTCTTATTGTTGCTATTTACAAAGCACAATCCAAAGGAGCATATAATTTTGATGAAGCAGCTATTCTTTCAAGAGCATCAAGAACTTTAATGAAAACGGAAGATGGTGAATCCGTTAAATCCAATATTCCGAAAGAATTATCTCAAGAAGAAGCATTACGAATTTTAATTGGTGCTGTTAAAAAAGGACAATCGAAAGGTATTTATACAATAGAAACTGCTTCTGCTCTTTCAAAAGCAGTTAAAACTTTTGCAATTAAACCGGAAGAAGTTAATTCGGAATCTTCTAAATTAAAAACAATTACTGAAGAAGATAATGATAATGATAATAATGATGATGATTCTACAATAGTTATATAAATTAACTGCGTATATTCAAAAATAAAAATATATAATATTTTTATATATATCATAAAATGGCTGAAAATCAAACTACAACTGACATTCCAGAGGTGCTTAATCAACAACAAGCAATTGGATTACTTGTTCAAGGAGTTCAACTTGCACAACAACGAGGAGCATATAATTTAGAAGAAGCTGAATTAATTGCTATTGCAATCCGTGCTTTTAAACCAGATGAAGAAAACGCAAAAGCTGCAACTGAAGCAACTGAAGCAACTGAAGCAACTGAAGCAACTGAAGCAACTGAAGCAACTGAAGCAACTGAAGCAAC